CAAAGATACGAAAATTATTTCGATTCTCCAAGTATTTTTATAATTTGTTTAACTGTGTTCTTACCAACCTTTACAACATGGTAAGGGATGTTATTTTCATCCAAAATCGTTTTACACAACTTATCTATCTCTAAAGATTCTTGTAAAGTTTGATATCTTTCATCATCGTTGTGTTTTCCTTCATCAGTTCTTTCTAAAAGAATATTGATGTTATCATATTTTTTATGCAAATCTACAATCATACGATTAAAATGTTCTCCATAAAATTCTGCAGGATAACCTGTATTGTAATAAGTTTTGTAAATAAGGGAAAACATTATTGGTGAATCGATTACGATGTAATCTACCTTTCCATAGGATTGTGCTATACCTCTATGTTGATTTGCGAGTACATAGAGTTGGTCTTTTATTGCTTCGTTGTTCTTATCCCACGCTAAGAGTTTTGGGAACTCATATGGATTGTTACAACTAATGTGTTTCTTTTTTAATTTATAAGTAATTCCTGATGCTATTGATGATTTACCAATACCAGGGCCGCCGAATAAATTAATTAGTTTGCTCATCTACATAATCGATTTTATAAGTGAATATAAATAACCACAAAACCCTACAAAGTTTAGTAAGGATAAATTGTATTGTTTTGTTTTTTGTGTCTGAATTGTAATTAGAACCAATCCTAGCATCATTCCAACTTTACCTATCCAAGATTGAATAAAGAAAGGTGATAACATCATTAGAATAGTTCCAAAGTAAATTACAATATATTTGTATAATTTTTCAGTCATTTGTTTGTAAGGGAAAAGTATAAAAGAATAAGAGGGGATTTTAAATCCCCTCTTTTGTTCTTTATGATAATTTTAGAAACGATATTTTAGAGAAGCGTTCCAAGTTCTTCCAAATCCGAACCAAACTGAGTTACGAACATCTACACCGTTCCAAGTTGTTGAACTTGCATCAGCATGAATGTTAGAGTTTGATTCTGCTATATAAGTAGTATCGAATAAGTTGTTGATATTTACTCGTAAACTGAAATCACCTAAGTAAGCAGTAGCACCTAAATCAGCAAGACCATAAGATGGTAATTTAAGAGCACCAGCGTTATCTGGTTGAGTGAAAGCTGAATCAGTAATTGAGTAGTCTGCGTAAAGACCATCAACAAAACGATAACCAAAGTCTAGGTTTACTTTTCCTAAACGATAATCAGCAGATACATAAGATGTGAACTGAGCAGCATCTCCAACTTTAGCACCTTTTGTGTAAAGAGTACCTGTACCAATTGATTGTTGGTTTTCATCAAATAACTCTGCCTCGAAATCTTTAGTATATTCCCAATCACCGATTGATAACATACCTCTTAATCTTAAACGAGTAGATGGGCGATAAGTTCCTTCAACTTCGATACCATTGTGTACTACATCGATATCTCTAAATTGTGCGAAACCATCAACACCTTGCTGGTTAGTTAATGAACGAGTTACGAAACGATTACCCCATGAAGTAGAATAAGCATTTACCTTAACATCTAACTTAGAAGATGTATAACCATATCCAAGTTCTACTGATTTAATTTCTTCATTTTGTAAATCAGGGTTGATGTTGTTTGCGTAAGATGGGAATACTGAACCAAACTGTGGTTGGCGAGAGATGAAACCTGTATTGAAGAATACATTTGATTTCTCATCGAAGTTGTAGTTTGCACCACCTTTTACATATCCACCACCAACATTAGCAACTTCTGAAATTGGATTACCTGGTTGGTCAAAGTAATCAATTCGTTGGAATGATTGATTAGATAAACCTGCTTGTAATACTGCAGTTAGTTTTTCAGTATCATTATACTCAATCAAACCATTAACACCTTGCCATCCAACTTTACCAATGTTAAAGTAATCGATTTTTGGTCCACGAATACCTGTGTTTCGGAATGGGTTAGCAGATACTGTGGTTTCGATGATTTGTCCTGCAGAGTTTTTGTTACCCGTTGAGTAGTAACCATCTAAACCTAATAGGTCATTAAGTACTCGATAATGGTAACCTGTATAAGAACGAAGGTCTACACCAATTGAATACTTGAACTTTCCACTTTGGATATCAAGTGAAGAAATAGCACCAACCCAATCGTGTGAGTTCATTGATGCTCTACGAACAAGAACTGCTCTATTAACACCATCTTCTCTAAATCCATTAGAACCGATAAGACCACCAGCGAAGTTTCCAATAGTACCCGTGTAAGGAGAAGTACTAGCTCTGTTCTCAGCAACTAATGCATCGAAATCAATAAATCCTTCTGGTGTTCTTGCACCTCTACCATTTTCTAGGTAGTGTTCTGTAAGGTCTTTTCTAAATGGTAAAATATCCAAAGTAGAATTACGATAGTTGTTTCCACGAGGACCAGTTCCTCCACCACGACCTGCCGAACCATATAATGAAGTTGCAAGTGTTACATTGTCTGAGATTTCCCAATCCCAGTTAATTGTAGCAAGTGGTTTGTTGTAGAAGTTTCTACGAAGGTTATATTCTTCACCATTTAAGATACCACCATTTGAGTTCCATCTTCTGTCAATTCCTTCTTCACCGAAGTTTTGGTAATCTCTAATAGATACCCAAACATCTCTTTGGTGGTGCCATTGACCAGCACCTAAGAAGGAAAAGTTAAGTGAATGTTTAGAATCTTCTGGTGCATAACCTACTGCAAAGAAGTAAGTTAAACCTTCACCACTTGTGTTGTAGATGTAACCATCACCTTGCCATCTTGATAATAAGATAGATGATGCCCATCCATTTTCATTTTTACCACTATTGTAAACAAAAGCAGTTTTTCTGTATCCATCGTTACCAATAGTTTGTGTAAGTGAACCACCTTCAGCTACACTTGCAGTTTTGGTAAAAATAGAAACAGTTCCCCCAACTGAAGGAACTGCAAGACGAGAAGCCCCTAGACCTCTCTGAATCTGAATACCAGATGCAACATCTGTTAATCCTTGCCAGTTCGACCAATATACCCATCCATTTTCCATATCATTAACGGGCTGTCCGTTAATTAGGAATGAAGTATTTCGTTGGTCAAAACCACGAAGTGAGATACGAGAATCACCATATCCCCCACCTTGTTTGGTTGCATAAACACCAGGTGTGGTATTCATGATTTCAGGAAACTCTAAGTTCCCCACCTTGAGTGCAATTTCACTCGCCTTAATTGATGATACCGCGATTGGAGTTACTCGGTCTTTTGCAACATCAATCACTTTTGATTGAACTACTACTTCCTCAAGTACTTGAGTTGTAATAGAATCAGTTGCAGTTTCTTGAGCAAACAATCCAATCGATGAAATCATCATCAATCCAACTAATAATAGTTTTTTCATAATTGTTTTTCCATTTTTAAAATTAAACATAACTAATTGCATACAACGATTCCCCCTTACCAGAATCGAGGTAAATTTTAATATTTTCGCCAAATGTGTGGGTTAAAGTGTCTTCCCCAAAGTGTGGGGTCTGTGAAATATTTTGTGTATAATAACCATCAATGTTTTTCATCTTCGTATAACTATTGTATATATCAGAAAAAATTATTAAATAATTGTAACTTTTTTATTTGTAAGTGTTTAGTTGGTTTTCAATCTTTTCTTTGAGTGTATCATTATCGATTTCATTTAATACATCTCCCAACAATTTTTTAATTTTTTCTTTTGATTTTTGTTTTGAAAATCTAATATTTTTCCGTTCTACTTGATAAAGGTGATAAGCAACTTCATCTAAATCTTGAAGTTTCTTTTCATATTTTGAAATTCTAAAATCTACCATACGAGAATCATGAGTAGATGAACGAGGTACATATCCTTTATATAATTCGTCTAATCTTCCTTTTAGATATTGAATTTCACCATATTTTTCTATTTCGTCTAATGTCATAATGTTCCAACTATTTGAATGATACATGCCATAAAAGTAATTTCTTTATCAACCACCAATGCATCCTTGTGTTGAGATTCTGATAAAATCAAAATAATGTTTGATATATTGTTACCACCATAATCTTGAACTTTTTCGTAAAGGTAAGTGTAAAGTTCTGTAAAATCTTGAACTCGTGCATCTGCAACTGCTTGTCTGATGTTCATAAACTTATTTCGTTTATTATCGTTGGATTTTAAAATCTCAACTACCTTTGATTTAATATCTGAATCAATTACAGAAGTTGTATCGAGTTTTAATTGTCCTTTGGATGAATTTAACTGACAGGTATTAATAATCTTTCTAATATCAGGGTAACCACTATCAATGATAGGTACAAGGTCTTTTGGTTCAAACTTTACACCTTCTTTTGACAAGATTTGTGATACTTGTACCGCGACATCTTTTTTGGTTGGTGGTACAATTTGGAAAGTTTGACATCTACTTTGTATTGGGTCAATCACCTTCTCTACATAATTACAAGTTAGGATGAATCGACAATGTTTAGAGAAAGTTTCCATCAAGTTTCTAAGGATTGCCTGTGCATTTGGTGTCATATAATCAAACTCATCAAGAATGATTACTTTCATATCCTTGAATCCAATCGTTGATGCAAAGTTTTTTACTTTGTTTCTAACCGTGTCTACATTGTTCTCATCTGAAGCATTTATGATGATGTGGTCACAGTTTATTGAGTTTACGATAAGTTTTGCAAGGGTAGTTTTACCTGTACCTGCTTTACCAAAAAAGAGTAGATGAGGAACATCACCTGTTTGTAAATAGTCTGCCACCTTTTCCTTTAGGTGTTCGTTCCCCACATACTCAGATAGTTTACGCGGTCTGTATTTCTCAACCCACAGCGAATTGTTTACTTCTTGAGGTGTATTATCTTCGAAGAATGCCATTTATACTCCTGATTGCTTTACATCTTTACAAAACTGAGCAAGTCGTTCCATCTTCTCAATGATAGATTGTTTTCTATTTTCATCAATCTTACCACTATTCATTTCTTCTGCTAAATCTGCAAGAGATGCAGCAGCAATAAGAAGGGCGTCATCTTTTGAGTTTAAAAAAGCCTCGGATACTCGATACTTTCTTGAAATTTCAGTTAAAGTCATATTATTCTTGTTTTACAAATTTCATATTATAGTTATTGACCTTTGGACTCATCTCAACACCTTCTTTTAACTTTAATTCTTGTTTAAAGTATTTGGTGTACGCGATGTGATGGTGTGGTCTACCATCTTTGTGTCTACTTGTGGTGTAAGTTACTATATCACCCCAATTTTCTTTAAGTTCATCGAACTTCTTTTTAAGTCCTGTAAACTTAGCATTTTGTTCACTATCTTCACCAAACTCATAAATAGTGGTAGTGTTTCCACCTTTCATAGTTCCTGTGGTTTGTTTACCACTTAGAAGTGAATTAAAGTTTACAGTACACAAATCACCTGTTGATAAAACTCTAAGTGTTAAATCAGTATCTTCATTGTAAGTTCCTCTCCATCTTTCTTCTAATCGCTGGTCAAGTAATTCAGTATTGATTAGGATACACGAATAAGTTCTTGTATTTACAATAAATCCTTCTCTACCACAATCAATTGCAGGAATGAAAGAAGCATACTGACAAGATGTTAAACCTACATTTTCATATCTATCTGAAAAATCTTCCATGATTCTAAAGAAAACACCATCTCTAACTCGTTTTTGTGTATTCTCATTCCAACGATAAAAACCTAAGATGTTATCATCGATAATCCAATGTTTCTTAAATCCTCTATCAATAGAATGTTGCCATACAAAGTTACGAACAGGAATACCACCTTGTTTTCTCTCAGAAAAGTTTTCTGGTAATTTGATTACTTTCTTTTCATCAATTCTTGGGTTAGCAATATAGTTATCATATTCACTAGGCTCAACACAAATCCTAAAATCAATACCCATATCTTCTAAAGTATCAATCGTTAGAGTTTTTTCCCATCTACCTTTTGTAATCACATAAATTGGATACTTAGGTTCAATCTTATAAGTGTATTCATACTCATAATTTTCAAGAGGATGTGAATCTAACTCATAATGAATGTATGAATTGATTGTAGGTTTGTGGTCAAACATCTTAAAGAACTCTTCTCGTTCTTGTTCATTGTTTATTTGAACATCAAAGATAAATCTTTCTTTTAACCAATCTGACCACTTGAACTCTGGTAAATCAAAGTAGTGGTCTTGGTCTAATGGATTCATCTTATGATAAGTGTCATCCATATCATAGTGAAGAGTATAATCCCAAAACTTACCATTGATTTTGGTATTTTTTAGAATTGATTCTACTTTTTCTCTATTACTAGTGTGTACTTTCATTAAAACGGTTTCGTTTCCTCCCAAGTTTTATATTCACCTGATTCAATTCTACAAGACATATGGTCTGCCCAATGAATAATGTAAGGTAACTCAGTTTTTAACTCACCACCTGGTGAGTAGTTGATAAAATATTTCTTTGTTGCTTCATTATACAAACCATCTGCCATTTTAATTGCCAACATTTCGTTCTGCGAATACTTGATACCATACTGATTCAGTAACCATAATGCCCTATCAGTTACATCCATATAATATAACTCTGGATTTACTTTAAATACTGAGTTTTGGTTTTTTCTATGCCAATCTGATTCTTCTGGGATATAGTGTGGATTTGTTCCATCTCCTAGTTTACCCAAATCGTGATGTAATGCAGCAAAGAATAATTCTTCATCAGTAAAGTTGATACGACCACCACCATCAGCGAATAACTTCTTGATGTTGAATGCATTTTTACAAACATTCATAACATGGTCAATATACCCACCTGTATACGCAGAATGATAATGTAGTTTTCCACTTGCGGGAGCAAGTACGAGTTCTTCACCCAACTCATTTTCAGAATACATATGAAGAAGTTTCTCCAACCTTTCTGGGTTGTTGGAGAAAACTTTCTTTATAAACTCTAAAAACTTGTTGTAGTTCTCTTGTAATTCTTCTGCAGTATAAAACTTCATTTATTCTTGTTTAAGAAGTTATCTCTACGAGATAGTAGTTAGATTCGTAGTTGTCAATCTCAAAGTGGATATGTGATAACCCCTGTGATGAGATTTTTAATGTAGCATCTGTTGCCTCTCTATTTGCAACAAGAATCTCTTTTAAGTATGTTGCTGAGAAAGAAATTGCATCTACATCACCACTACAAGTGGCATCTACATCAATAGAGATTCGGTTGGTGTTGATGTTTGAGTAACCTAAGATGATTTGAGATTTACCATCTTTACAAACGAAAGTAAAGTTGTTTTCATCTGCGAGGGCGCCTTTTGCCTTGATGAATTTTGAAATAAAGTTTGAATCTAACTTGATTTCAACATTGAAGTTTGGTAATTGTTTTAAATCAGGCACATTAGGGATAACCGATAAGTCAGCCAACATATAATTTACTGAAGTTGAACCATCTTTAAATCGAAGTGATACTGGTTTCCCATCAATATCTTGAATTGAAAAATCTACATCATCGCCCAAAACTGATAACATTTTTGTAAGTTTAGTGGTATCGTACACTCCAAAGGTTGCATCTGACCCATCAAACTCTTTCATTGATACACTACCCAAAACTGATTTATCATCAGAAATAAAAGCAGTGTTTAGAGAACCGTCTTTTGATTCCCATTTTACTGACTCCACCAAGCCCGAAAGGTTATACTTGGATACGAATCGATTTAATTGTTGTTTTTCCATTAGAACTTATTTTTAAAATTTATACAAAGATACGAAAATTATTTGAAACTACCAAATCTTTTTACATCATTGGTGGCATTGGTGGCATTAAAGGTTTATCTTCTTTCTTATTTACTACCATACATTCAGTTGTTAGAATCATTCCAACTACTGATGAAGCATTTTGGATTGCTTCTCTTGTTACTTTTTTAGGGTCAATGATTCCAGCATCAAACATATCTACAAACTCTTGTGATTTAGCATCAAATCCCATATTTTCACCACCATCTACATCAAAGTGAGTATGTAGTGCTTGGATGATTTCTGCAGAATCTAAACCAGCATTTTCTAAGATTTGTTTGATTGGTGATTGAATTGCAGATGATATAACAAGTGCTCCTTTTAATTCATCATTATCCAATTCTCCACTCTGAATTAGTTCTTCAATCTTATCAGTAGTTTTCAGTAGAGCAACTCCACCACCAACTACAATACCTTCTTCAATTGCTGCTCGTGTTGCTTGTAGTGCATCATCTACTCTATCTTTCTTTTCTTTCAATTCTACTTCAGAACCAGCTCCGATGTAAAGAACTGCAACACCACCTGAAAGTTTTGCTAATCTCTCTTGTAGTTTTTCTTTATCATAATCTGAAGTTGTGTTTTCAATTTGTGATTTGATTTGTTGGATTCGTTGTTTGATATCCTCAGTTGTACCAGCACCATTTACAATAGTAGTATTATCTTTACTAATTGTAATTTTTTCAGCCTTACCCAACATTTCTAAAGTAGTATCTTCTAACTTCAATCCAATTTCAGAAGTGATGAATGTTCCACCAGTCAATACTGCAATGTCTTTCATCATCTCTTTCTTTCTATCACCAAAACCAGGAGATTTAACTACTGCAACTTGGAGAGTTCCACGAAGCTTGTTTACTACAAGTGTTCCAAGAACTTCACCCTCTACATCATCAGCGATGATAAGAAGTGGTTTAGATTCACGAGAGATTCCTTCTAATAAAGAAAGAATATCGTTCATATTGGTAATTCTACCATCGTAAAGTAGAACATAAGGATTATCAAATACAGTTGTCATCTTTTCAACATCTGTAATAAAGTGTGGTGAAGAATACCCTTTATCGAATTGCATACCCTCTACCAACTCCATTGAAGTTTCAAATCCTTTTGATTCTTCTACTGTGATTACACCATCAGTTCCAACTTTTTCGAATGCATCTGCAATAAGTTCACCAATTGAAGAATCATTGTTTGCTGAAATTGTTGCAACTTGTTGGATTTTAGATTTATCAGAACCTACAACAATCGCTTGTTTTGATAATTCTTCAACTACAACTGAAACTGCTTTATCCATACCTCGTTTAAGGTAGATGGGATTTGTTCCATTCCCAACAAACTCAAATCCTTTTTCAGCGATTGATTGTGCAAGAACTGTTGCGGTAGTTGTTCCATCACCAGCAGAATCTGCTGTTCTTTGTGATACTTCCTTTACGAGTTGAGCACCCATGTTTTCAAAAGTATCTTCTAATTCAATTTCTTTTGCTACGGAAACTCCATCTTTTGTGATGTGAGGAGCACCATGTTGTTTTTGTAAAAGAACATTTCTTCCAGCTGGACCGAGTGTTACTTTTACTGCATCTGCGAGTGTATCTAATCCTTTCTTTAAGGATTCTCTTGCTTCTACATCAAACTTTAATTCTTTTGCCATAACTTATAATTTCATTAAAATTTCTGATTCTCTAACTAAATGATAATCTTCACCATCAAATCTTAATTTTTGACCAGCACCATTATTGATTAGGACTGAATCGCCTACTTGGACTGACAATTTAATCAGTTCTCCACTTGGGCCAACAAATCCATCACTTACCGAAATTACTTCAGCAGTTTGGATTGATTGTGTAGATTGATTTAGAATAATACCACCTGTTGATTTTTCTTCTGTGGTTTTTAATTTGATTAGGACTCTATCTCCTAAAGGTTTTCCAATGTTTGCCATAAACTTTATTTTATTTTATCTATCTTAATTCATTTTCTATACCAAAAAGGTATTACTGACAAATTGTCAGTTGTATTGGTTTATATAAAGTGGTGTCATTTCTCCAACATAAGCATTGAAACAATTATCTTCCAAAAATTCCCATGCTTCGTTATAATCCATTTCATCAAGTCCTGTTAGTAAATCACACATTCGTTCTTTACTATAAACCAATCTACCTTCATCGGTTATACCAACAATTGCATCATCGTAGAAATTAGGATTATTATTTTCTACTGGTTTTAATGCCTCTGCATTCTCTGCAGCCTCTAATACATCTAATAAATTTATTTCCATATTGCAAATATACGAATTTTTTTTGAGACTACCAAAACTTTTGTGAGTTTTTATTTACCTCTACCCGTTCACCCTTTTCTTCATTGTAAGGATTGTCTTGTTCGTATTGGATTCTAGCCTTAGCAATCTCCATATAATCTTCTTCTCTTTCTATACCAACAAAGTCAAATCCACCTCTAACTGCAGCCTTACCAGTACTACCACTACCCATAAACGGGTCAAGAGTTGTTCCACCTTTCGGCGTAACCAATCTAATAAGGTATAGCATTAAGTCTGTTGGTTTTACGGTCGGGTGGTTATTCTTAGCAGTAGTTCTACCACTTTCATCATCACCAACGAGAGCAGGGCCTGCATTGGCTCTCATACCTTGTGTAAGTTTATCTTCTAGGTGTTCCAACCCTTCGTTTCTATCCCTTTTTGATGTTTTAGGACAATAAAAGAAACGAGACACACCTTCACTATATTCTAAACTTTGCTCATCAAGGATTTTACCAGCTTCTTCATCAAAAATTACATTTGCAGGAAATCTGCCAAGAGTTTCAGCGTGTTTTACTTTTTCTTTCATCTTATCACCAAACTCTTTCATCTTTTCTTCATCATGCATCCAAGGTCTATCAAATCCTTCAATATCTAATACTGAACCTTTGGTTGCACCACCACCAAGATTATCATCAGTTGAGATTCTACTATCATCTATGTTTATTCCACCAGTTCCCCATTCTAAAACATTATCTACAACTGTTTTTTCTGAAAGTGGTTTTCTTGCCATTACGATTGGTTCGTGGGCAGGTTTTAGAGCAGTTCCCCAGCCTTCCCATTGTTTTGCCAAATCAGTAGTGGTTTCGGTTAGAGTTCGTGTTTCTTCCCATCGTTCTCCATCTTTTTGATAGCCAAAACTACCTTCTTTTTCACCAACTACTTTTAGATTATTTTCCACAATAGATGACCACCCATCCATTCCAAAATGTTCTTTTATTTTTTCCCAATACTCCTTGTTTGGAGGATACACATCGTTATCTTTTCTCCCCTCTAAAAAAGAATACATTGTAGTTCCACCTGTGATAAGTTTATCTGCTTCGGTTAAAGATAATCCCAACTCTATTCTTCTTTCTTTAAGTGCTTCAGAAAACTTTTTTAAGTCAGCATTAGGTTTTTTATCAATCTGTTTGGATATATTCATAGATTTTGGAAACCCTGAACCATAAATCCACATGATTTGGTCTCTTATTTCAAAACCAGCCTTTTCTATACGATACGCCATTTGATGGTAAGTTCTACTACCAGCAAAAGCAAGAAGATACCCACCTGGTTTCAAAACTCTCATACACTCTTTCCAAACTTTTTTCTTTGGAACATCATAATCCCACTTCTTGCCCATAAAGGAAAGTCCGTATGGTGGGTCTGTAACAATTGAGTCAATACTATTATCGTCTAACTCTTTAAGTTTCTCTAAACAATCTCCTAATAATAATCTCATATTCTAAAAACTAAAAAATTTCTCGGCAGTTCTAATTTCACTTATTACATCTCCCCAGCCTATTGAATTATAGAAATCTTGTAACTTTCCTTTTAACTCGCGGTCAAATAAT